GAAATGTACAAGGCAGAACAGGAAAACATCACAGACCGCTGGCGCTCAGACATGGGCAGCGACTCATGGCTGTCCAAAAACATCCGACCAATGGCTTTGATCGCAATCTTTGTAGCGTTCTTCTTGTTCACAATGATGTCAGCGTTTGGCCACAACGCACAAGAGAGCTATGTAAATCTGCTGGGCCAGTGGGGCCAGATTATTTTCCTTGCGTATTTTGGTGGCCGCACCGTTGAAAAGTTGGCTGACATGAGGTCTAAAAAATGAACCTCACCGAAAACTTCACGCTGGAAGAATTAACACACACCAGCCACCGGCAGTTTGACAATACGCCAAATGACGCCGAGTTGGCAAACCTGCGGCGGCTAGCCGAGTTCCTAGAGCAAGTCAAGGAAGTATTGGGCGGCAAGCCGATCATGGTCAACAGCGCCTTCAGGTCTAAAGAGGTCAATGACTCCGTGGGCAGCAAAGACACCTCCCAGCACCGCACAGGCTGTGCTGCGGACATTCGAGTTCCTGGCATGACGCCAGACCAAGTTGTGCGCGCCATCATCGCCAGCGACCTGCCTTACCAGCAAGTCATTCGAGAATTTGATGCCTGGACTCATGTTTCTATCACCACAAATGAGGGTGATGAGCCTAAAATGTCAAAGTTGATTATTGACAAAGCGGGCACCCGCCTCTTTACATAAGGAAAAATATGCCGCAAGCAATGACCTTTGCCTCGCTGCAAAACGACGTCCGCAGCTACCTTGAGCGTGGCGCCTCGGCTGTCACCGATCCATTGGTCTATGCACAGATTCCTAGCCTGATCAACTTTGCAGAAAGGCGCATTAGCCGCGACCTAAAGATTCAAGGCTTTCAAACGGTTGTTGTGACAAACTTGCAAACCGGAGTTGCTGTTATTGCCAAACCAGATCGCTGGCGCGAGACCATCTCCATGAACATCGGAACAGGTACGGGCAGCAATACGCGTGTTCAATTAGCTTCAAGGGCCTACGAGTACGTCAGAAGCTACTGGCCTAATGACACCCTAGTTGAACAACCTGTGTTTTACGCTGACTACAACTACACCAATTGGATTATTGCGCCTACTCCTAGTTCAGCCTATCCAATTGAAATTTTGTACTACGAATTGCCTGTCTTGTTGGATGATAACACCCAGACCAACTGGCTTACCCAGTACGCTCCTAACTTGCTGCTATACGCTACCTTGTTAGAAGCTGCTCCATTCCTAAAAAACGACGAACGAATCCCAGTCTGGCAGACCATGTATCAATCAGCCGCGCAAGCATTGCAAAGCGAAGACATGAGCAAGATCTTAGACCGCGGTGCCGTTAGAAACGAGGCCTAATATGACCACCTATACCAACATCTTTGGCGGCAGCAACATCTCTCCTGCTGAGATCAGCTACTCAGAAGTTTCCCTGACTGCCAACACCACGTTTGATTGGGCGCTTGAGACAGCTCCTTCAACAAACCTAATCGCCGGCATCATGGACGTAACGGCGTCTGCAGGTCCTTATAGCCTGACTTTGCCAAGTGCTTTGGAAGTATCTACAGGCCAAGCTATCCTTTTCAATAACGTTGGCGCTAATTCATTTATCATCAAAAACAACACCGGGACGCAGATTGCAGCGCCTACTGCTGGCCAAGTTTGGCAGATCTATTTAACAGACAACACTACTGCTGGTGGCACTTGGCTTGCTTTCCAGTTTGGGGCCGCAGTCTCAACCGCAAATGCCGCCTCGTTAGCAGGCACCGGTCTAATTGCTATTGGCTCACTTTTGTCCTTGGCCATGCCGGTTACGTTTTTCAGTACTACGTACACGGCAGGGGTTACTGATCGGGCCAAGGTCCTAATCTGGAATGGCGGGGCAGGCACTTTTACTATGGCCGCTGCCGGTACCCTTGGAGACAACTGGTTCTTCCAGCTTCGCAATGAGGGTACTGGGGCCTTGATTGTAGATCCCCCCGGCGTCCAAACTATCAACGGCTCTTCTACCCTTACGTTTCAGCCCGGGGATTCTGCCATCATCTTTACTGACGGCAACAACTTCTATACGATAGGCTATGGACAGGCTCCCGTTTTTGCTTTTGACTACACTGTTGTTAGCGTGGCTGGAACCGGTAACTACACTTTGTCTGGAAGCGAATTAAATAGAATTGCTTACAGCTTTACAGGCGTCTTGACAGGCAACCGCAACGTCATCGTGCCTCAGACCGTTCAGCAATACTGGGTAGCCAACAACACAACCGGCCCGTATACCCTGACGGTCAAGACGGCAATTGCCTCTGGCACCGCGGTCAGCCAAGGCTCACGGGCCATTACCTATTGCGACAGCACAAACGTAGTGGCGGCTGATACCGGCGGCGTATCCGTCCCTATTAGCGTGTCCGACGGCGGAACCGGGGCGACAACGGCGGGCAATGCCTTGATCAACCTTGGCGGAACAGCCACCGGAATTGCCATCTTTACCGCAGCTACCCAAGCAGCCGCCCAAGTGGCCATTGGCCTTGATCCAATCCAAGGCGGAACGTTCTAATGGCAACAACCCCCATCATCCTTAAATCTCTCGCAGGTATCAAGAGAGATGGCACCAGGTTTGAGGGTGACTACTATGTTGATGGGCAATGGGTCCGTTGGCAGCGTGGCCTTCCGCGCAAGATCGGCGGGTATACTGTCGTCAATCGCTACCTGAGTGAGATCAGCCGAGGCGTTAAGACTTTTACGGAAAATGGTCTGACTTATTTTCATTCTGGGTCTGCCGGCACTGTTGAGCGTTTTACCCTAGACGCGACTGGCAACTCTAGCATAACTACCGCCCGCACGCCATCAACGCTGGCGGTCAACGACGACAATCTCTGGCAGTTTGACGTGATCTATGACACTCAGTCTATCCCGGCCGCAAACATGCTTGTTGCTCAAGTGGCCCCAAATGCGGGCTGCCTTTGCAACACAGACGGTGGCCAGATTTTTATCGGCCCTATGACTGGAACTACGGCCCTGACGGAGATCACAACCTTTCCGGCAGGTGTAAGCGCCACCGGCGGTGTTGTCTCCCTGCATCCCTACCTGCTGTATTTTGGCAATGATGGTGTTGTAGGGTGGTCAGTGGCAGGAGCCCCTACGGACTTGACAGGTGCGGGATCTGGCAATGCTCGTGTTGCAGGGCAAAAGATCGTTAAGGCTTTAGCCCTTCGGGGCGGCCCGGGTAACGCTCCGGCAGGTCTCTTTTGGAGTGCAGATGCGGTCATACGCGCTTCTTACGTAGGCGGCACCGAGATCTTCCAGTTTGACACGATCAGCCCATATTCCAGCATCTTGTCAGCCAACTCTGTCATTGAGTATGACGGCATCTATTACTGGCTCGGTACAGATCGAATGCTGATGTTTAACGGCGTAGTTCGAGAGATTCCAAACAATCTAAACATAAACTACTTCTACGACGGCGTAAACAGAGAAGCTACTCAGCGGGTCTGGGCCTACAAGGTCCCTCGGTACGGCGAAATCTGGTGGTGTTATCCCCGTGGAGATGCAACGGAGTGCACTCACGCGATTATTTACAACGTCCGTGAGAACACCTGGTACGACACAGAGCTGCCTAATAGTGGACGGGCCGCTGGGGAATGGTCTCCTTTGTACGCTGCTCCACTTTTATGCGGCCTAGAAACGTCTGATTATGTTGCAAACAACAGGATCACAGAAAGCGCAGATCTTCGCGTCACGGAGAACGGTCTTCAGCGGATTATCACGCCGCAAGAAGGTTTTATGGTTTGGCAGCACGAGCATGATGTCAACGAGATCGATGGCCAGTTTATTACTGCCGTCCCCTCATTCTTTGAGACTGCTGACATGAGTTTCTTGGCAACCCCTGGAAACGGCAGAAGCAAATGGATCCATGTAGACAGTATCGAGCCTGACTTTGTGCAGTCCGGAAACATGACCGTTCAGTTGACAGGACGGGCCAACGCCAAGGCAGCTGAAGTTCTTGGACCAGAGCGGACCATCTTTGCCCAGCCCACTACCCCTTACGAGCAGGTTGTCTCGTTTAAGGAAGAACGCCGAGAACTGCGGTTTAAGTTTACCTCAAACACGATCAACGGAGACTACCAGATGGGCCAAGTCATTGCCCACATTGGAGAAGCCGATGGAAGTATGCTTGGCGGCGTCGCAGAAAGTACTACGTGATCACGCAGCCCGCTATAATGGGACTTCGCGACTGGGCGGATTGTATCGTTCTCGATCTTTCGACTTACGGTCCAATTTCAAGACTGGACGACGAAGACAAGTGGCAAGATTGGGGCCTGCAGTTCTGCGCTATCTCCGGCCTGAGTCAAAAGAACATCCCAACTCCATTTGCCTTTACGGACTGGCGTGAATGGGCGCAGCGTTTTGTTGGGGTAATGGACTAATGACCGACCAAGAATTTATACAGCTATTGAATACCGTGGCTAAGAGAGCCCGGCCGTTTAACAACGAGCTGGTGCTTATTGACGGCCTAGATATGGACCTTAACGAGACCGGATTAGACAGCCTGGACCTGCTAATATGCGCCATGCAGCTCTGCGAGATATACGACGTTGAGGAAGAAAAGAGCAAGGAAATGTTTGGGGCTACCCCCAAAGAGCTCCTTAACTTCCTCAAAGAATGGGGCCGTAGACAGCCGAACGACTACGCGGAAGCCAAGGGATTGCTTGTATGAGGGCGCTTTTAAACTTTGTCATGTTTCCTCAGAACAAATTAAAATCTCTAAAACTCACGGCGTCGAGACCGAATTAAACAACATGGG